TGGCGGCCGAGCGTCCGCCGCAACGGTCGCGACCATGTTCCGCCGGCATCGTCGGACCATGAGATTTCCGTTACCGGATCGGTCTGGATCGGATCCAGGCCCGAGGCGATGCCGGTGCCCTGCGCAAACATGAAGTCGGCCCGCGACACGGCCAGGCGTTCGGGAAAAGCCTTCATGTTCTTGGACTCGATCCGGCAGGGAATTTGATTGAAGTGCTCCGACTGCGCCGTCGCATCGAGCGCCCGCAGTTCCGTCGAGCCGACGTCGCCGACGAGCCATTTGCCGAACGCCCGAATGGTGCGATGCCCGCGCCAGGTCATGAGGCCCTGCGACTGCCGCTCGTGCCACTGGCCCGTGGAGGTGTTGTATTCCCAGGTCCGTTCGTCCGGCGTGGCGCCGTTCGCCCGAATGCCGAAAATCGAGTGACCCAGGAACGTGTAGAGGTAGGCGGTCAGGTCGCGGCCCTGGTTCGGTTGCTTGGCGATGAAGCGCTCGACCGTGCGGGTCGAGACGATGCGCGGATCGTAGCCGGTGAGTTGGCGCACCGTGCCGTCCGCGGAGACGAACAGCGGCGCCGTGTCCCAGGCGTCCGTTTCGTTGCCGCCCGCCGCTGCGAACGTGCCGACGATGCCGACCGGAATGACCGCCGCCCGGGCGAGCGGGAAAGGGCTTGAGCCGACGTTCTGGTAGACTTCGATCGAAGCGGCGCCCATGGCAAACAGTTGCCGGCCCGAGACGATGCCGCGCAGGAGGCCGTCGGGATTGGCTTCCGCCGTCGTGAACGAGCCGCCGTTGATGACGAGGTCGTTCAACCCGGTCGCCCAGATCTTTCCGTCCGCATAGGTGAACAGGATATAGCCGTCGAGGTGACAGACGCTCGTCGCCCCAAGCGGCAAGTTGATATCCGAATAGGGCGTCACGGCGGTCGGCGTGACCTCGTAGGTGCCCGCCGCGCAGTTGACGACGACATCGCGCGGCGGCGAGGCCAGTTGATTGTTCTTCGCCCAGGTGACGCGGTCGGTGCCGGGCAGGGTGCCGTCGAGCTTCGTGACGGTGCCGTCCTCCTCGATCCTGACGACGCAGTCCTGGTAGGCGCCATAGACGTAGCCGTCGGACTCGATGAAGCCGCGCGGATAGTGGACCCCGACATCGGCGAAAAGGATCGTTCCCGGAACGCGCTTGTAGACCGCTTGCTGTTGCTCCTGCTCCAGGTAGACGTTCAGGAGCCGCCCCTGCGATTCCGCCGGGTTGCCGTTGAAATGGTCCGGCAGCGATGAGGTCGGGAATTCGATCGGGGTCGAGGGCATCAGAAGTAAACCGCCCGTTGCACGCCATAGAGCGGCTTGCCGACCCAGAGCAGGCGCAGTCGCTGGTTGAGGCTGTTGATCACCGCCGGCTCGACGGCGCCGAGGCCGAAGTCGACCGACACCTCGGCCGCCAGGCGCGCCGCGAGGCCGTAGAACTCGACCTCGGGGATCGCCTCGGGGTCGGCGAGGACATAGACCTCTTGCCGCGCCAGTTCCTCAAGCAGCGGGAGGTAGTGCTCGCGCAACAGGTCAGCGTCCTCAGCGCTCGGATCCTGTCCGGCGCCGACGCGCTGCAGCCGTTGCAGGGCTGCCGTGAAGAGGGCGGTCGAGTTCCTAGGCATTCGCGTCCTCGTCCCATGCGTCGTTCGGGCCGAGGTCGGTCTGGATCGCCGCCGCTTCCTGGCGCTTGGCCTCGGCGCGAGCCGCCTTTTCCTCGTCGGTCAGGCGTGGTCGGCCGGGCTTGCGCTTCTTCGGTTCGGTCGGCTCCTCGACCTCCTCGAAGGCTTCCATGAAGTGTGGGTGCCCGCGGAATTTGGCGATGGCGTACTCGTTAGTGACCTCGGAGACTTCGCCCTTCTCGAACTCGACGCCGTACAGGGTGAGGTCGTCGTCCTTGAAGTTGTCGCTGCCGTTGTATTTGAAGTGCGCCATCGGTGCTCACCAATCCTTGCCGCGATAGTCGACCCGCACGCCGATCTTGCCCTCGGCGAAGGCGGTCGGCGGCGCCAGGATGGTCAGGACAAGCGTCGTGGCGCGGGTAAAGGTCTTGAAGCCGCCGCCGTTGCCGAGCGGAAGCTGGTAGCCGTTGGCGGTCTTGATGCCGCCCGTCAGTGCCGGATCGAGGGCGCCGAAAGCACCGAGTCCGTCAGGGCTGGCCTCGTCATCGTCGGTCGCTTCCCAGCCGAGAGTCATGTCGAGCCCGTCGAAGCCGTCGCAGAAGACGGTGCCGCCGACAACCGTGACGTTGGCAGGCAGGCGCACGATGCGCCACGTATCCTCGGCTTCGGGCGCCTCCGAGATGGTGAGCGTACCGATCGAGCAGCATACGGCGCCGCCGGAAGCCGGTGACGCAACCGGATAGGTCGGAAGAGCCTGGTCAGAGCTAAGGATGGTCATTCTCATTCCTCCAAGTAAAAAAAGCCGAGCCCTAGCGTATAGAGCCCGGCTGTACAATCAGGCAGACGGAACCGAGGCAAACCAACCAGTCACGACTCCATTGTCTTTCGGGGTCGTCGTATCAACGCTTGCATCGGTGCCGAAGATAATCTTCCGAACGCCCATGATTCCCTCAATGGCGATGCCGTACTTGTCGCCATAATCGAAGGTTTTCGTCGTCGTCGACCAGCGCTTGCCATAGGCGATGGCGACTGCCTGCGCGCCGCAGAGATAGACCGGTGCGCAGTTGATGGTGCCGTTCGTCGTGCTGGCGATCGTCGGCACTTCCTTGACGATGATGCCGTTCCAGAGCAAATCGCCGCCCTCAAACAAGCGGTTGTTTTCTACCTCTAGTGAAACCTCACGTTGTGCTTGCTGCATCGCAGAGTTGCCGCGAAGATCGCGGAACGGACCGGGTGCGGCATAGGCGATGTAATAGCGACGGCCCTTCGACTTCTCGACCCGAACCGGGGTGATCTTCGGGTCGCACGTAACGGCCAGTTCCTTCATCAGATCGAGCGCCGCCGGCGTGAGCTTGTCGGCTGTGTTGTCGATCGTGATCAAGGCGTTGGCGTGCGTCACGCTGCCGGCCGTGGCGCCGTTGTTTCCCTTGACCGCGCCGAACAGCACCCGGTCGAAGTTGTTCGTGTTCCAGGCGTTGCGCTGCGCCGCCGATGCGGAGGCGAAGGTAATGCCGTCAATCGAGCCGAGCGCGTCGGTAATCAGTTGCTCGGTGTCCTTCATCGCCCAGTCTTTGAGGGTCGCACGACCAGCGTCCCGCAGATCGATTGCCGACTTGTATTCCTCCATCTCGGCAATGCGGACGGCGTTCCGGCGCTTGTCGATGTAGATCCGCATTGACCTCGACGACATGTCCTCCTCGAACCCTTCGAGAAGGTTCGAGCCGAGGACGGCGGCGTTGGTCAGGCGATTGACAAGGGCAATCGTGATGCTGTCGCCCTTGCCCTTGCTAAGTGATTCCTTGATCTGAATCACCGAGTTCTCGTTCGAGCCGTAGCTCTCCGAATACCGGCTTTCGGTCAGGTACTCGGTGAAGAAGTCGGATTCCCATAGCTGTTTGCGTAGCCCAGCGGCTGCGACTGTGTCGGCCATAACGTTTACCTATTCGATAGAATGTCCTGGATGGACGGCGGCCCTTCCCAGGCCGGTCCTGTTCGGGAGCCGACGCTGCGTGCGCCGCTCAAGCTGGAGGGCATGACGGATGCGCGGCGAGGCGGCGTTTCGCGCTCGTCGACAACAGTTCTGCCGTTCCTGAGTTCTTCCAGATATTCGGCGCGGATCTTGTTCTTGTAGCCCTCAAGATCAGAGCCGACTTCGTTCAATGCCTTGCGCTGCTTGTGCCAGGCAACCATCGCCTCGTACTGGTCGGGCGACTGCATGATGCGCCGGTAGTCGGAGGCCCATTGCGGGTCCGTGCCGCGGGCCGATGCGAGCGCCGCATACGCCTCTTCGACCGTCTCCTTGCCGTGGCGAGTGATGGCGAATTGGCTTTGCACGGCCTCCCGCTGGCGCTGGAACTCCGCGGCGATTGCGCCGCGCTCCTGCGCGATCCGCTGCTCGACCGCTGCCTGCACCCGCTGATCGACCGTTCCGATCGGGTTGTCCCAATCGAAGTCGGGCGGCTTCGGCGGCTCGGCAGGAGGCGGCGGCGGCGGCTTCGGTTGCAGGACGGCCTGCGTCAGTTCGGCGATCTGGCGGCGAAGGTCGACGACCTCCTCCGTGTATCGCTTGCTCTTCTCGCGCTCGGCATGGAGCGCCTTGAGCGGAACCCGCTTGCCGTCCTCGTCGGAGCCTGAATCGGGATCCTCCCTGTCTCCGCCCATCGGCGGACCATCGGTCAGGATCTCTTCATGCTCGTCTGTTTGGACCCGTGGTTGATCCTCTGTTTCCTCGGCGACGGGCACAGCACCGCTGTCCCGCGCGTTGAGGATTTCCTCAGCGCTAGGCATCGCATTCTCCGTTGACTGATGACGCGCAGTCGCGCGAAACGCCAGATCGGCGGCGACCCGTTGCGCCCGTTTACCGGCGGCGACCCGTCAGGCAGCAAGGAGGAGGAGCAGAAGCTCTTCCTCCTCGCCGTCATCCTCCAAATCCCGTGTCGGCTCCTCGTGCACGTCCGCGATCACCGCGACCGTCTCGGGTGCCGGTATCAGCGGCGGTCGATCGAGGGTCAGCGGGTTGCGCCGCTCCTCCTCGAACTTGCGTCGGCGATCGACGGCTTCGCGTAGCCGCCGGGCGTAGGCCCTCGATGTGGCACCGCCGCCGCCGCCAACCAGCACGGCCTCGCCGATCTGACCCGCCGTGACGACGGCGGACGTGGTCTGGGCGCCGTTGACGTTGAGCGCCGGCGCCGCGCCGAGGCTGATCGTCCCGGCCGTCAGCGCCGCTTGCGTTGCCTGTGCACCGTCGACACTCGCCGCACCAAGCGGCACCACGGCAATCGTGCCGGCGGTCGTCGCCGCTAGCGTTGTCTGTGCGCCCGTCACTGCGCCGAGGCGGGCAATGGTGCCCGTCTGCGTCGCTGCGAGCGTGGTCTGCGCGCCCGTGACGTTGAGAGCGCCGCCGGCCGCCGCTTCCTTAAACGAGATGATGAGGCCCGTTCGGCCGGTACAGATTTGGCCGCCCGGATAGGTCAGGCCGGTCGAGTAGGCCGTCGAGCCGTTCGCCGCGACGAGCCGATAGGCGACGCCGACGCACTGGTCGTCGCCCGCAATGTTCGGTGTCCCGGCGCCTCGCAGATAGGTGAACGAATTCAGCGGCAGCGTGAAATCGGCACTGAGATCAAGAGCCGCCGTGCTGCCGCCGATGGCGGCGAGCAACAGCCGGTTGCCGGCGCTCGGCGTCAAGTTCGGCGTCGTGTAAGAGGCTACGCCAGTCGTGCTGACCTGTCCGGCGGCGATGTCATAGGGCGCCACGTCGACGCCAGACCATTCCGTCAGCACCCATGCCGACGTATCGGCCGCGTTGAGCGTGTAGGGAAACGAATTCGCGCCGGTCGACGCTCGCCACCAGATATAGCCGGCGTTATTGCCGACTTGCTCCATGTTGGCCGACTGCGTCCAGCCCGCATCCGGCGTGCCGTTGATGTTCGACGCCGAGAAGCACAGGACAACGAGGTTGCCGCTCGTCGGAGCGACCGAAAAGGCTGCCGTCGTCGTTACGAGGGATGAGGTTCCTTCCGCGGATTGAACGAGGGCGATGGCCACGGCGGCGCCGCCTAGGGTTCGGTTTTCGTGAACGTGTTGAAGTTGACGGTCTGCGAAAGCGCAATCGTCGTGTTGTCGATCGTCAAGTCGGTGCCGCTGGTCCCAACCGTGCCCTGCTCATGGCAGTTCGTTCCGGGCGAGTCATAAACGCGATAGAAGCTCGCCGTTCCGGCAGCCGCCGCGGTGTTCGTCTTGACCCCGCCAAGCATGTCCTTGGTCGCGCCAGAGGCCGCTGCCGGGGCCGGCGTGACCTCGACGAGAAGCGTGTTGCCGGAGAGCGACGCCCCGGCGTTGGCCGGCGGCGTGCCGCTGTAGACGCGCAGCTTCGGCGTTGCGCCCCACGACGTCGAGATGGCGTCGAGGCGGGCATTCTTGACAGCGGTCGAGGTCGATACGGTCATTTCGGTTTTGCCCGCTGCTCGCGTGTCTGACGGACACGCTGAAGTTCGTTCGCCACAACCGCGCGGTGCTGGCGATTGCCCTCGTCAACCTTCTTGATCGAGTCGCCGAGCGCCTGCATCGCCTTCGCCATGGCCGCAAACTGCTTTTCGAGGCGCGCCGCGACGTCGCCACCGGCATCGGCTTTCGGTGTCGGCTTCATGCTCCCAGCCGCCTCCGTTGCCTTGACCTTGGCCTCGCCCGCCCGTTCCGTCGCCTCAGCCTTGGCATTGCTCTGCACCGCAGCCGAACGCTGCCGAAGGTTCTCGCGCTGGCCCTCGTGCTCTAGCGTCTGGCGGGCGCGCTGGCCCTCGTAGTGCCCCACGACCTCCTGCTTGCGCGCCTCGCCAACGAGGTCGTGCTCCTGTTTCTGGCGGGCCAGAGCGGCTTCGGTCTGCGCCTTGACTTGCGCCTTGCGGACCTCGACGTGCTCGGTCACTTGCGCCTCGCGCTGCGTCAGGTCGAGCTTGAGTTGAAGGCGAGCTTCTGCTGTTCTGGATCCGGCGGCGGTCCTTGCTGCGCGGCAGCCTGCTCGCGCTGTTCCATCGCCTCAAGGATCTGGTCCTTGTTGCGGATGTTCGGCGCCGCCTTGATCAGATCCTTGAACGGCAACTCGTTGTTGACGTCGACCTTCTTCAACTCGACGAGCGCCTGCCACTGCTCGATCTGCGGCGCCACGACGTCGGACACGTCGTCGATGTAGATGTCGATCGACGCCTCGGCGACGTTGTTCTCGATCCGCTGTTGCCCGGTCGCCGGGTCGATGTCCGGGATCTCGATCATCTGGCCGGGCATGGCCGGATGCGGAATGGCGATCGTCGCCGGTTTGTTGATGGCCGCAAAGCGCACGTTGCGTTCGTCGTCGGTGACCCGAATCCACTTCTGGCCGGTCCAGTACTGCCGGATGCGGTTCCAGACCATCCGATAGACTCGTTTATCAAAATACCTAAGATTGTCTAATAGATCGCCCAACTCGATCATGCCACCTTGCTGGCTCGCCATGATCGCGCGGCCCGAGGCGGTGCCGTCGCCCTGCTCGCCCTGCATGGCGGCGTTCGGCCCCATCATGTCGATCTCGGCCTTCGCCTCCTTCAGGAGATCGATGTGGCCGCTGGCGAGGTCGACACGCTCGCGGAACTGGAAGCGCTGCTCGGCAAGTCCGCCCGGCGCAACCTTGATGACGCCGTCCGGGCGAGCCGCTTCCGAGCGCGCCTTCTCCAGGTCGTCGACGACGCCTTCCTCGTAAAGGATCTGGTTCGAGTTCAGGAGGTGCAGCGCCTTCGATCGACGCTTGTTGATCTCGTCCTGCGGCGAGATCATCTCGCGCACGGCGCCATAGCGGTCGCCGTCCTGCGTCACGTAGGAGGATTGCGCGACCATGCCGCAATCCGAGTCGCCGTCATCCGTCACGAACGGCGACTCGCCGCTTCCTCCCTC